AGGGTGAGCCTGAAGGGTTCTACTTCCGTGGCAAAGCCTACCTGAACGCAGCAATCATCAAGACGCCGAAGGATGCAGCACGGGTGTTCGCCCATGAGGTACTTGGCCATTACGGCCTGCGCGGACTGTACGGAAAGGCGCTCAAGGGCGAGCTGCAACGGATAGTCGATCTGCGCAAAAAGGACGTGCTGGCAAAGGCGAAGGAATACGGCCTCGATGTCAATGACCCCGCCGCGCTACTGGAGGCCGCAGAGGAAGTGCTGGCCAACATGGCGCAGAACACGCCGGACATCGGCTTTGTGAAGCGTGTTGTAGCCGCGATCCGTTCCTGGCTGCGTGAGAATGTGCCTGGCTTTGCCAGCATGGAGCTTTCCGACTCCGAGATCATCCGTGATTACATCCTGCCGGCGAGAGCCTTTGTGGAACGTGGAGCACAGGCCGGGCGGGAGCTGGCTGCAAATCCACGGTTCAACCGCGCATTGCCGCAAGAGGAATCAGGCATCCTAACCATGCCAGAGCAGAACATTCTGCGCCGGGTGCAGGCCGCCATGCAGGACAATCTGAACCGCGTGCGTGAGCTGCAAGAAAAGATCCAGAAGGTGACTGGCAAGGCGGTGCCTGAGTTCGCCAACTACTACGGCGCAGAAACCAACAGGCCTGGGCGGATTGCCGCACGGCTGGAGGATGGCCGAAATGATATGTTTGAGCCTCTTATGGTGGGGCTGGCAAAGGCTGGCCGGACGCCGGAGCAGCTATCCGAACTGCTGCACGCCATGCACGCCCACGAGCGAAACGAAACCATAGCCGAGATCAACGAGGACATGCCGGACGGTGGATCTGGTATGACCAACGCGGAAGCCGATGCAATCTTGGAAAAGTACAAGAATGACCGCGCGCTTCACGCCTTTGCGGACAAAGCACGTGAGATCGCGCAAACCACGCTTGAATTGAAACTGACCTATGGCCGGATCGACATTGACACGTTCACGCATCTCGCAACGCACTACACGCACTACGTCCCACTCAAGGGTGACGGCGAGTACGGCGCGAAGGTAAAGCGCGCCATGGGCCACGAGGCCCGCGAGGAATACATCCTGCAAAACTTGGCCAGGGATTACGAGCTGGCCGTTGTGGATGGTGAAAAGAACACAGCACGGCAGGCGCTTCTGCAAATGGCGCTGACGAATCCAGATCCGTCGCTATGGACTGTGAACATTCCTCCGCGTGGCCGCTATGTGGCCGGCACGGTGTTCTCGGTCATGCATGGCAAGGAACGGGTTGCCACCTTTACTTCGATGTCGCAGGTGTCGGCATACCTTGAAGGGCTAGGGCCGAAGGCTTCTAGGCTGGAGGTTTTCGCCAATGGCGAGCAGGTCAAGGAGTTCGTCAAGCCACTGCAAGACAACGAGGTTCCGGTTTACGTCGATGGGCAACTGGTTCGCATCCAGATTCATGATGAGAAGCTGGCCAGCCAGTTGCGCCCGCTCAACCGTGGACAAATGAACCCGATCCTTGGGTTCTTGCAGAGTGCGAACCGCTATTTCTCGAAGATTTATACCGGCTACAACCCGGCATTCATTCTGCGCAACACGGCCCGCGATGCATTGACCGGCTCCATGAACATCGTCGGCAACGAGGGCGCTGCCATGGCGGCACGCGCATGGGGAAATTACCCGGCTTCCATGGCGTCACTATCTACCTACGCGGCAACAGGCAAGGTGCCGAATACGGAAGCCGGCAAACTTCTTTCGGAGTACCGGCAGTTCGGAGGTAAAACAGGCGCGTCCTATATGTCAGACCTTGAGGAACAAGGGAAAACCCTGCAACGGATGTACGACGATGCCTATGGAGCATCCGGCTACCTGAAGGATGGCAAGGCAGGCAAGGCGGCCATCATTGCCGGCAGAAAGATCGTCGGCGGCATGGCGCACGCTATCGAGGTCATGAACCAGGCCACGGAAAACGGGCTGCGCCTTGCGCTGTTCATGGCACTACGCAAGCAGGGTGTAAGCGCCGGAGAGGCTGCACAGGCCGCCAAGAACGTGACCGTAAACTTTGACCGCAAAGGCGAGCAAACGGGCGTCCTGTCCGCGATCTACCTGTTCTTCAACCCTGCCGTGCAGGGGACTGCAAACGCCATCAAGACGCTGGCCAAGGGCAAGCACAAGGAACAGGCATGGGTCGCAGCCGGGGCGCTGGCGGCGCTTGGGTTCTACGCGGCAACTGCCGGAATGGACGACGACGAGGATAAGTGGCTTGGCGAAGGATGGGAGAACCGATCGCGAAACCTGATCCTGAACGTCGGCGGATCGCGCATCAAGGTGCCGCTGTCTATCGAGTTCGCGCCGTTCTATGCGGCTGGCGTTGCCATAGCAGAAGCCAAGCGCGGAACAATCAGCGCCGGCAAGGCTGCTGGGCATCTGGTGTCTTCATTCATCGACGCCTATTTCCCACTGCAAGGCGCGTACAGCCCTGAATCCGATAACCCAGGACTGGACGCATCCATTGCAGCAGTTCCGACGCTTCTGAAAACGCCGGTTCAGGTAATGGCTAACCGCAATTCGTTCGGATCTCAAGTTGTGCCGGACAACGAGTTTACAAAGGACAGGCCTGACAACCTGAAAATGTACCGTGGCAGCAAGGGAAGTGCATTCGATGCTACGGCGCAGGGCATTGCTGCTGCTGGCGTGTTGGCCGGAGCTGGTAAGTACGAGAACGACATCACCAAGGTAAGCCCTGAAACGCTCAAATTCCTGTGGCGCACCTATACTGGCGGACTCGGCCAGTTCGTCACGGACGTTGGCGGCTTGGCCAACATTGCCGCGCAGGCTCCAGGCAGCATCGAGGTTTCCGACGTGCCAGTGGCCAAGGACTTCGTGAAGTCGAACGACGACACGCGGCTGTTGCGAGGACGCTACTACGATCTGACCAAAGAGGCCCGCAAGGCATCGGAGGAATTTCGGCAGGCCAAGAAGGCCGGAGATAGTGACGCCATGGACAAGATCCTTTCCAGCCCTGACAAGGAGGAAATGATTATCCTGAGCAAATTCATCTTGAGCACGAACAAGGCCGCAGCCGCGATCCGAGATGAGATGGTGGACATCAATGCCGACACTTCACTTAGTTTGCCAGAGAAGCGAGCGAAGCTCAAAGAGCTGGAGCGCGACGAAGCAGAGCTGTATCGGGACGCGATTGAAACATTTCGCTGACGTGAGTGGTTCGTTGATAGAACCATTTAATTTAAAATGTTACAGCGCAACAAACAGCAGACACTCACATGGCAGAACCAACTACAACCGCTGGCGGAATTTCGATCACGGCTTTGCTGATCGCGCTACTTGGCCCGCTTGCCGGTCAATACACAGTCATTGTGATGGCCGCCCTGGCTGGTGCGCTGGGGCTGACAGACGCCCAGCTTGACGTGCTGTTCATGCAGGCCGCTGCGTTGTGAGCAACGAATGGGACAGCACCATGCCAGCCAAAATTGAACGCACATTCCGCCTTGTTTTGGGCTTGTCATTCCTCCCCGAGCGCATGCGCCGTTGGCTGTTTGACAAAGGCACCCGCGCTATAGAGGTGCTAAACGCCACCATATTCGCCATCTGGGGCACAGTGCTGCTGGGCGATGGCGGCATGATGCAAACAGAGCATTACAAAGGCTTTGCTGTGTTCGAGGCTATCTTCGGGCGCAAAGCGTGGGCGTGCGCGTTTCTTGCGTGCGCTGCTTTTGCCGTGCTTGGTATGCTGTGCGATGCACGCCGCTGCAAAGTGCTCGGCGGCTACGCGCTGCTGCTGGGTGCGCTTACATGGGCGCTGCTGGCGATGGGCTTTGTGGCCGCGTATCCGCCAGTCAATACATCGATGTTTGTTTACACCGCCATATCAGTAATGTGCTTTTTAAGCGGAGAGCACGTGATGTATACGGTGCGCCAAGACGATGCCGCCGCCAACAACAAAAAACAAGGCGGTGCAGAATGTGGACAAACACACTGATAACCCCCAACATTGCCGCCGCCATGATAGGCGCGGGCATAGGCTGCTTGCGCTCTGTAGTAGCCACTGCAAAGAAAGAAACCCCGCTGCAAACGCTACTGGCAATCCTGTGCGGGCAAATGCTTGCCGCCGCAGTAGCCGAACACTTCGCGGCAGCGATTGGCGTGTGGGTAGCAGGGCTTGTGGGCGTGATACGTGGCGCAGTGG